TTGGTGATCGTCGGCTTCTTCATGTCAGGCCTGCGGCTCGGCGAGCAGCTGCTGCGCGCGCGAGCTGACCCGCGGCGTCAGGTTCGGGGCGAAGAAGGCCGCCCGGTGCGCCCGCCACACTGCGGCCTGGTGCTGCGCCAAGCGCTCGACATACTCTTCTTCGAACTGCGAGAGCGCGACCTCGGTCGACTCGGCGGCAATGACGTGCACCGCGTGCACAGCACTGCCCGCGGCCTCCTTCGCCAGCTTGTGCGCAGCACGCTTCCCCTCGAGCTCGATTTCAGCGGCCACCATGGCCATTTCGATCGCGTCGAGTTGCGCGAACAGCTGCTTGGTCTCGGCCGGCTCGGCCGCCGTGCCTGCTTTCGCAGCCTCCAGCATGCGGGCGCCGGCGAGCTGCCGGCCGTGCTCAAGGGCGGCCCGCGTGTCCTGCAGCTGCTGGCGCAGTCGAGCGTGCACGCCCTCGGCCTCCTGCACTTCATCGGCCGCGGCAGACACACGGCCGAGGGCTTCATCGCTGGCGGCCTGTGCCGCCGCCAGTCGTTCCGGGATCTGCAGTTGCCCTTCGAGCTTCTTGATCTCGGCCTCCAGTTGGCGCGACTGCTCCTCGACGCGCTGCAGCGCCTGGCGGGCTTGCTTTTCAGCGCCGCCGGCCTCAACGACTGAGTGGTGAACCATGGTCATCGTCTGACCGTTCGCGTTGTGCTGCCGGATCAAGTCGGCCGCGCGGCTTTGTGAGGCGGTCAGCCGCGCGCGTGCGCCGGTGAGGTCAAGCGCTGCCACGCGGGAGCGAATGGCCTCGATGCGCTCGAGGATGGGGGCTTTCCAGTCGGTCAATGCAGTTCTCCATGGGCGGCAGTGCATGCCTGGCGCGCGCCCGCCCGCGCGCACCGGGCTTGTTCAGTTGTTGCGGGCGCTGGCCATCTGCAGGCCGCGCGCTGCAGCGGCGGCGATCTGCTGCTGTGTGCGCTGGTCGGCCGGCCCGCTCAGGTGGAAATTGAAGTTGTTGACCATGGGCCGCTGCGCGCTCGCGGCTGGGCCCTCGGCCACCTTGTTCGCACTGGTCACGTTTCCGCTCGTGGTCGGCAGCATGTACTGCGCTCCATTGGCTGCGGTGAACATCTCAGGCCGGCCGGCTTCGTTGACGCGGTACATCGTGCCTGCCGAGACGGGGCCGCCGTACTCGCGACCGCCGCCATAGTTGGCACCCTTAATCGTGCTGATGATGCTGGCCGTCGACGCGACGACGGTCGCCATGCCGGCGAGGTTCATCGGGAATGGTGCGTTGGCAGCCTGCGCGATGCCAGCCTGAATGTTGACGATGGCGCTGGCGATGGCGAAAGCCTTCTGCGCAATGAACGCGGCCTTGAAGACTGCATCCTGCTTGCCCGTCTCGCTCCGCACTGCTTCAGTCAGCGAGCCGAACGCGTTGGAGAGGCTTGCGTAGCCTTGGGCGGTCTGCAGTCGAATCGCCTGCAGCTTCTCCTCGGCCTCCTTGTTGATCGCAACGATTCGGTCGTTGTATGCCTGCTCGTCGGCGATGCCCTGCTCCTTGGCCTGCAGCGCCGCCTGGCGGGCCAGGTCTGCGCGCGCCTTGACGGCTGCGGCCTGGTCGTCGGCGCCGCCGAGACCGGCCTTCATGTCCAGGGTGCCCAGCGTGAACGAGGATCGGTCCTGCGTCAGCGAGCGCTGCGCGTCGTTGGCATCCCTGCTGGCGCGGGCAAGCCCGGCCCGAAGCTCCTCGTCGGTGATCTTGCCGCGCGCCTTGGCCAGCTGCAGCACACGGATGGTCTCTTCCTCCGTCAGCTTGATCCGGGTCTGAATGTCCCGGGCCTCGGCCATGTTGCGATCGAAGGTGGCGACTGCGTTGCGGTCGCGCAGATCCCGCAGCTTCATCTCTGCGTCGTAGTGGGCGAGATAGATCGACTGGGCGGCCTGCTGCGCGGTCTTCACGCCGAGCTGCTCATCGGCGACAGCAGAGCGGATGGCCTCGTCGCGCATCATCGTGATGCGTGTCGTCTCGTCTTCGGTGATCGCGATTCGGAAGGCTGCGGTCTCCTTCGCATAGCCCTCCTCCAGCACAGCGCGCTCTCGCGCGTACTTCTCAGCGATCGCGGCCCGGGCCTTGCCGTAGATGTCCGCGTTCTTGGTGTCTTCGAGGGACCGCTTCTTGTTCTCGTCGAGGGCCTTCCTCTCTTCCGCGTCGATCTTCGCGAGACCTGTGCGCGTGTCGGCGAGAAGGCCTTCGAGGTAGGCCTGCGCAGCGGCGCGCTTCGCGGCGTTCTTGCGCTGCTCCTCGGGGTCGACGGGGGCCTTCAGCTTCGAGGGGGCACCTGGTGCCGTGTCTTCCTGCTTCATGCCCTCGGCCCAGGCCTGCCGCATCTGCTGGCCCCAGGTCTTGCGGCCGCTCAGGATCCGCGCGTTTTCGGCATCCAGCACGCGGCGAGCCTCCTCCCCGTCGGCGCGCAGTGCATCGCTGATTGCGCCGGCGCCGGCAAAGTCGCCGCGCAGCACGGCGGCAGCCTGGGCACCGATGCCCGCGATCTCCCGGCCGACCCCGCCCAGCACGAAGGCAACGTCTTTGCCCAGCGACTGAAGCGTCTGCAGGGCAATGTCGGCGGCGTCGGCGACGTAGGACAGCGCGGTCGCAGTGATGCGCGACCAGTCCTGAATCTCCGTCTTCTTCGCGGTGTCGTCGGCGGCCTTGCCGGCCCGAAACAGGACGTCGGCCAGCGAGTTGAGCGCAGTAGTGGCGCCGCCCAGGATGCCGACCAGAATGGCGTTCTTGCCGCTGAGCTCGTCCAGTGCGTTCGCCAGCCGGCGGGCCGAGTCAGACAGCAGCGTGAGGCCGCTCGCAACGGTCACCGGGAACTTCGAGAAGTCGCGATCGATCTGCGTGGCGGCCTTGCTGAGCGCGGTGACAACGACGTCGGCCGTCAGCTTGCCTTGCTCACCCAGGCTCTTCAGCTGGCCGATGGGGACCCCCAGGCCGGCCGCCAGCTGCTTCATGAGGTACGGGGCGTTTTCGAGCAGCGAGCGCAACTCGTCGCCGGCCAGTTTCCCGCTGCCGAGAGCTTGGCCGAACTGGATCATGGCCGAGGTCTTTTCCTGGGCCGAGGCGCCGCTGACGGTGATGGCCTTCGAGAGAAGCTCGACGATGCGCAGCGTGTCCTGTGCGTTGCCGCCCATCTGCTTGATGCTGGGGTTCAGGCGGGTGAAGACTTGGACGTTGGCGTCGAGCGCGGACCTGGTCGACGCGCTGATGCTGCGCAGCGACTCGAAGGCCTTGGCGCCGGCCTCGATGCTGTCGCTGGCCACGTTGACCCGGGCCTGCAGCATGCGGAAGTCGTCGGCCACCTCAGCCATCTTCAGCGTGCTCAAGGCCAAGGCATACACCTTCACCGCAGACGCGATCACGTTGAACTTCATCTGCAGGGCTTCTGCGTTCTGGCCCAGGCGCTGCATTGACTTTGCAGCCTCGCGCTCGGCCGCCATCTGCTTTGAGGTGTCGATCGACAGCTCGTAGTTCAGGGCGCCTACGGAAACGGCTTGTGCTTGCATCAGAGTTCCTTTCGTGTATCGACGCCTGGCGGCGTCGAGCCGGGGGTATCAAGAGGGGAACGCGGCGCGCCCTTCGCTGCGGGAAGGCCGAAACCGCGCGCCTTTCCGGGCTTGGTTGCAATGCTGCGTAGGCAGCGGAGCGGCTTTGTCGCCACAACGGGCGCAGCGGTCCAGCGACAGCGGCGGCTCATCGGGTTGCCCCTTCCGCGCTGCGGCGAGGTGATACGTCGCTGGTCGATGGCGCCCACTGCTGGCGCCGGCCGTCGAATGACAGCGCCAGCCGGCCCCGGCGACCGCCGCGGTTCTTCGCGACCTTGGCCGCGATCAGCAGCAGGCCATCAGGCTCCTTCCTGACGGGGTGCAGCAGCACCACGACGTCAGCATCCTCTTCAATGGAGCCCGACTCCTTCAGGTGGTCGAGTTCGGGCTCGCCCTGGTCGCGTTTAAGCTGGCTCAGCAACAGCACGCAGACGTCGAGCTCCTTCGCCAGCGCCTTGATGCCGCGACTGATCTGCTCGATCTGGTGATGCCGCTTGTCGAACCCGCCCGCGCTGCTGCAGAGCTGCAGGTAGTCGACAACCAGCAGCGCCAGGCCGCCGCCGCGTTGAACCTCGCGGGCCTTCGCCCGAATGTCGAGCAGCGTCAGCGCCGGCTGGTCGTCAATGAACGCCGGCAGCGCCGAGGCGCGCTCGACCACCTCGACGGCCTGCGCCCATTCATCGCCCACCAGCTGGCCGGTGCTGATGTGGTCGAGAGGCGCCGCGCCGAGGTTGGCGGCGACTCTGTCGGCAAGCTCGCCGGCCGTCATCTCCTGGCTGAGCATCAGCACGCGGTAGCCCTGGCCGGCCACGTGCAACAGGATCTGCGTCGCGAGGGACGTCTTCCCGACAGACGGCCGGGCCGCGAGGACAACGACGCGGCCACGCTTCAGCCCGCCGCCGAGCGCCTGGTCGATCGAGGCCAGACCGGTAGGGATACCCGGGACACTGTCGCCTGAAGCCAGGCTCTGCCATGCGCTGAGCCTCTCTGCCATCAGCTGGTGCAGCGGACGGGAGACGCCACGCTGCTGCACGCGCCTGAGGGCGGCGAGCTTCGACTGCATCCGGTCGAGAGCCTCATCGGCCGACTCGGCCTCGGCGATGATTTCAGGTGCAGCGCCAGCAGCCGCGATGAGCCGTCGCTGCAGCGACTTGTCGGCCACGATCTCTGCGTATCGCCGGATGTTGGCAGCGCTGGGCACGCTCTGCGCTAGCGCGTTCAGGTGCTGCAGGCTGGCCACCTCTTGACCATGGCCGGCGTCTTGAAGCGCCTGGTAGACGGTAACCACGTCTGCAGGTGCGCGCATCGCGATCAGTCTGCCGATGGCCTCGAAGATCAGCCTATGCGCGCCGCTCCAGAAGCTGCCGCCGTCGACAACATCGGCAATCCGCGCAGCGGCATCGTTGTCGAGCAGCAGGCCGCCCAGCACGCTCTGCTCAGCGGTGCAGGACCAGTACAGCTCGGCGGCGTCGGGCTCGCTGGAGCGGCTCATTTGCAGTTCCCGAAGATCTCGTCAGCGCTCAGGACAGACGCGGCGCGGCCGCTGCTGCTGCTGATGCGCTGCTGGTACCACTCGGCGTTGAAGTTCTGCCAGGAGACCCCGCAGCAGAACTCCACGGCCTGCTGCGGCGTGACGCCCGCCTTCTCGGCCTCGCGCCGAAGGATTGCCGCCACAGTCGGCGTGACGGGCCCTGCCTTCCTGGCCTTCCGAACCGATGCCCAGTCCAGCCAGACTTGGTCCGAGACCTCGGGAAGCTCACGGACTGCAGCGGCGCCTGCAGGCTTCTTCTTTCCGGTATCCGGTATCAGTGTTCCGGATTCAGCACGGCTCGACCCCCTTGCCATGTCGTCTGATTGGGTGCCAAGCCCTGGGCCTGCCTCGGCTTCGCCCTGGGCTTCGTCTTCATGCGATCCCGATTCGGCCCCGGGCTTATCGTTCATGGCATCCACCGCAAGCCCCAGGCTTTGAGGCGAAGGCAGCACGCTCGACGGCTCGCGGTGGTGCGGGTTCTGGTGCTTGCTGAACTTCAGCACCTGCAGCAGCCGGAGCTCTCCCGCGCGGTACCGCAGGACAAAGCCACGGTCGACCAGTTCGGCCAGGAGCGGCTCGACCTCGATGGAGTCGAAGGCGAAGAGCTCGCCCTTGATCCGCTTCGGACGGTCCTCGAGCCGGCCCTCGCGATCGGCCAGGGTCCACAGGCCGGCGAAGCACAGGCGGGCCCAAGGCGTGCACTCGGCCAGGTCTTCGTTCTTGAAGAAGCCCGGCTTGATGTTTCGTGCGCGCGCCATCAGCGGATGCCCTCGACCTGGTCGAGCCAAGCTGCCAGCTCGGGCAGGCTCTCGAAGGACCGCGTCAGGGCCCACTTCGTCACGATGAACAGCGGACGTCCGTTGTCGGCCTCGGTGCGAGTGGCGGTGATGCCCAGCAGCGCACAGCGAGCCTGCGCAGTAGCCCAGGCCTTGGCGTCACAGGTGGTGCCTGCCGCCGGCTGGAGAAGGTTGGACGTCACTCGGTAGCCCTCCCATCGGACCATGCGCCCGCATGGCCCGCAGAGCGGTCAATGCAGCGGCATTGCTCGATCAGTGACAGCTGCGCAGACGGTTCGAAGTCGTGCAGCGGTGCCCACCAGGCCCCCGACGATGCAGACCACACCACCGCGAAGACGCCGCAGGCTTCTACCGCTCCGGACGGCCGCCAGGGGCCGCGGATGTTGTTGAGGTTGAGGCGCTCCCCGCGTCGCGGCAAGAAGCGGCGAGGCGGGCTGGCCGGCTGGCGGCTGTGCACCAGCGCGAGCAGCGCGCGGCGCTGCTGTCGTTGAGCGTGTCCGGCCACGATCAGTGCTTCCCCGCGGCCTTGCCGAACATGCCCGAACTGGCCTCGATGCGAAAGAAGGCGCCGCGCTCGTCGTTGCCGATCACGAGGCGCTTCAGCGCGAACTCACCGAGGGTTGGGCTTTGCAGCAGAGCGAGACCGTCGTCGACGATCTCGAAACGGATATGGCGCACAGCGCCGTCGAACTCGAGGGCCAGGTCTTGACTGGCTTGTGGCTTTGGCATTGGGTGCTCCGGATGCGCCGCCGTAGCATGCCGATTGCTCGGGCACGCGAAACAGCGGTCACTTGGTTGGTGTTCTGCTCGGGTTGGGGCCTCGGCGCTTGCCGGGGCCTCGTTTTTTCCGAGGAGCAGTCAGGCGGCCAGCTGGGCGGACTGGGCGCTGCTGGCGCTGGCGCGCGGTTTCGGCGCCTTGAACTGAACCACCGGCGCTGCGGCGGCGCGCTCGGCGATCCACGCCCGAACCTTCGTAACGTCGTAGGCCACGCAGCGCGGCCCGAATTGCTGGGGCGCAGGAAAGGCGCCAGTGGCGACCATCTGGCGCAGAAGCGTGCGCTTCATGGGCACGTGAGCGAGCACGACGGGCTCGCGGACAAAACCGACTTCAGGTAGGGGTGAGGACATGCGGCTCTCCGTTTGGTTCATCGACGTTCGACAGGGTTCGCCTGTCGTGTCGAGACGGTAGAGGCCGAGGGCGCAGAACTAAGCCTGCGCGTGACGCCGCGTGCTCTGGCGTGACGCCGCGTGCTCTATCGTGACTTGGCCGCGCGGCGTGTCAGGCGTGCCATGAAGGCTCGCTTCGTGAAGGGGGGCGGAGGTTTGCCGCCGTCGTTGTACCGGATCCCGCCGCTGTTCACGCCCAGGAGCGGCACAGGCGGCTTCTCCAGCCTGGCCATCGCTTCAAGGTGCGCCCACGCGCTTTCCCGCTCCGAAAGCCCGCCAGCGCTGGCAAGAGCCAAATCGATAAGCGGATCCAAGGGATCACGCCGCCTCAGCTTCTTGCCGTGGGGGTACGCCGCGGGGGCATTTGTGGGGGCCGCTTGCCGCAGCGCGGCCGTTTGTGCGGTCCCGCCGGCGTCCTGCGAAGGCTTGAGTGGCAGCCGAACTGCTTTGGGTCCAGCCAGATCGCTCAGCGCCTCCGGCACCTGCCAGCGCGCTCGGTGGGCGGCCCACTGAGCGAAGGCCTCCAGCACGATGCGCGAAGCGTCAGCGGCCGCGGCCTGAAGCTGCGCGGCTGCGACGGCCTCGCGGAGCTGGCGCAGCCGCTGCACCCCTTGAAGGTCAACGGTCGCCGAATCCCACCACAGCACCCGCTCGGTGCCGGGTGGTTCAGCCAAGACCTCTGGCGCCGGCTGGCCGCTGCGCAGGGCATCGAAGTTGCGCATGGCGGCGTCGTACTCCGACCGGGTCGGGTACTCATGGCCAGGCGCAGGGGTGAACGAGTATTCGCGGGTGAGCACCGGGTCTCGGTCGAGCGAGAGGGCGACGCACTGCTCCAGCGTGCACGCCCGGTCGGCCGGCCATGCGTTCCAGTTGGGCGAAGCAAGCTCGACCGCGAGCGGCGAAGTGAGCGCGCGGTCCATCATGCGGCCCTGGGCTCAAACGGCAGTACCTTCGCGCCCTGCCGCTGCTGGTCGAGGTGGTCGGCCCACCACTGCATCATCTGGCGCCGCTGCGGCAGGTAGGTGGCGAAGTTGTAGGCCGCCGAGACTGCATCGCGCTCCATGTGGGCCAGCTGCAGCTCAATGTGCGCGTGGTCGAAGCCGTGCTCGTGAAGAATGGTCGACGCCACTCCACGGAAGCCGTGGCCTGTCATCTTGCCGGCGTAACCCATGCGCTTCAACGCACCGAGCAGCGTGTTGTTGCTCATCGGCTTCTCGTGGTCCCGCTCGCCAGGGAAGAGCAGGCCAGACAGCCCCTTCAGCTCATGCAGGCACTGCAGCAAGTCCACGGCCTGGCGTGACAGCGGCACGATGTGCGGCGTCTTCATCTTCATGCGCTCGGGCGGGATCCTCCACTCGGCCGCTTCGAGGTCGAACTCTTCCCATCGCGCGCCGATCAGCTCACCGGTGCGCACGAAGGTCAGCGTCATGATCTGCAGCGCAAACCGCGTATAGGGCGTGCCCTGGTATGCCGCGATCTTCCGCAGCAGCTCGGGCAGTTCCTTGGAATCGACGCGGGCGAAGTGGTCCTTCTTGCGAGGCTTGAGGGCGGCGCCGGGCCGAACGTCTCGCGCGGGGTTGCGCTCGATCTGGCCATGCGCCAGGGCGTACTCGAACACCTGGCCGCAGGTCTGCCACGCACGGCGCGCCAGGTCGAGGGCGCCGCGCGACTCGATCTTCTTGGCCACGGCCAGCAGCTGGGGCGCTGTGATCTCAGCAATCGGCATGCGGCCCAGCGTCGGGAAGACGTCGGATTCCATGCGCCGCAGAACATAGTCGGCATGGCGCGCAGACCGCGCCGTCTTCCAGGATGCGTGCCACTCGCGGGCGACCCCTTCGAAGTGCGTCGCCAGCGCCACCCGCTGCGCGAGCTTCTCGTCCTTGCGCTCCTGCGCGGGGTCGGTGCCGCCCTTCAGCGTCAGCCGAGCGGCGTCGCGGTCGCTGCGGGCCCGCGACAGCGACACGGCGGGGTAAGCGCCGAGCGCGAGACGCTTTTCTTTCCCGGCGAAGCGGTACTTCCAGCGCCACAGCTTCGAGCCGGTGGGCAGCACCTCAAGGTACAGGCCGCCGGCATCGGTCAGCCGGGCGCGCGCCTTGTCAGGGGGGCATTTCGCGTTCTTGCAGGCGGGGTCGGTAAGCGGCATGGTGGGGGCATCTCCGGCTTCATGCGCGGAAACCGCGCGATATGCCCCCAACGATGCCCCACACTCGGCGCGAATGTCAAACGCCGTCCGCGAACGTTCACGAACAAAAAAGCCCCGGCTGACGGGGCTTTACTGCGATTCCTGCGGCTCTTGGCGGATGCTGCCGAATCTAATACTGGCGGAGAAAGAGCCCCCCGAATGTTGCGCGGAAACGCGCGCCAGTGCTTGCGATTCGCCTGGTCGCCATCCAAGAATGCCCCCATCCGTGCCCCCGCTTCCTTCGTGCCCCTCCCGGGCGTCATTGCTGCGCAGCCGCGCCGAATGCGCCGAAAGGCCAGGCGTCCCGAAACGCCCGAAACGCCACCCAAGCAGTGCGCGGAAACGACGGGGCGCCAGCCGGCCGCGGCGCGGGTGGCGCGCCCCCGGGCCAAGAAACGGGCCGATCCGTCAAACCCCCCGGTCCGAAAGCGCCCACGCGTGCGCCTGGTGCAACGTGTAGAAGCGGCGCGCCGGGCAACCGCTCCGCGCCAGCCGCAATGACACATGCACGAGCGTTTCTTCCTGCTCGGCGGTTTCGACGAAGCTCCAGGGCAGGGACCGCCGGAGTTCCTGTTTCGTGGGCACGGCCGCGACCAGGTCGGGCGCGCTGGCCAGGACCAGGGCGCCGCTGAAGTCGATGATGAAGGCGGCAGCGCTGTCGCTGTAGCGCTTGACCATCTCACGCATGAACTGGCCGAGCACAGCGGCCGTGACGGGTCCGCGCAGGCGCATCAGGGCGACGTCATCCCGTAGCTCGTGAAAGCTGGCCCGGGCTGCGTGCCGCGTGACGACCGGCGGGCCCGCTTCACAAATGGCGACCATGCTCCCCAGGAAGGTCTGCAACGACGTCCGCTGAGGCTTGGTGTTGACGCGCTTACCCATGGCTCGCCCCGTCATCTCCGCCCGTGCTCGCGATTTGACCGAGCATCTGCAAGAACGCCGGGTCAGTTGCGCGGGCCTTGCCCATGATCTCGGCCTCGGTCTCGGCCAGGGCCGCGGCATCGAAGACCACAAGCCCGGTTTCGAATGCAGCGCGGATTGCTTGCAGGTGGATGCCAACGGTGTTGCAGGCCTCGGCGTCCAGGCGATACCCGCCCTGCACCGTGCCAAAGGTGCCGCCAGCTGTAGCGCCGATCATCCCGCCGAACCAATTGAGGTTCCGAAGCGCCTCTGCGCGGTATGCGGCCGCGCTACGCCGCAGTCCTCTGATGCGTATTTCAGCGAACTGCAGCTCCTGCTTGGTTTTGTCCAGATCCTGACGCGTGTCGCAGGCCTGCCGCTCCGCGAGTCGACGCACAGCCTGCTGTTCCCTGGTCAGCGTGATTCGAAGGCCATAGTAGGCGCTGCCGTTTTGCGGGGCCATCTTGTGTAGGGTCGCGCGCCGGCCATCGCGTAACGTGACGGTCCGCTGGCGCTTCCAAAGGACGCCCTCGACCTCGAAGAGGCCAGCAGGGCAGGCTTGGTGCCTCTGAAGCGATTCCCTGCTTCCGTAGTAGTAGTCGCCGGTGCTGTCGCCTTCGCATCGGACGCCTGTAGGATTGTTCACAGCTTTCATTCGATCCTCGCTGATCGGTTGATAGTTAGGCTCGGCTCGGTGTTCCACCACCTTGTCGGGCCGCTTTGCCTCAGGACCGCTGAGGCGCCGGCTTCACTTCTCCGGCTCGCGCGCCTTGTCGATGCGATCGCGCACCCACTGCGGGCCGCCGAGGCGGACCAGCTTCTCGCGCTGCTCGGTCGTCATCTTGATGGACACGCCCACGGTTGCGGCGTTCTCGTTCAGCGGCTTGCGGCCCTGCCCTCGGCCGGCGCCGCCGCGTGGAGTCTTGGGAGTCGTCATGTTTGAAATGGTAATCCTTAAACAAAGGCCCTCGCAAGCTTTTAGGGATTCTTTTTCAATCGGCCTTGTTGCCCATCGCTTGACAGCTGCTGTCGTCGGCCTCCGCGTTCGACCTTCATCGGCTCTGGCGATGACGACAACGCGCGCCACGTGGGATGCTTCAGTCGCCGCTTCACCAGGCGGCCACTCACAGGGAGAGCAGATGGAGATTCGAGTCAACGGGCGCGCCGCACTGCTGGCGCTGGTCATCGGCGGCGGCGCCATTGCGGCGTACTGGCACTGGTCGCCATACCTCGCGCTGCGGTCAATGCAGGCAGCAGCCATCAAGGGTGACGCCGACGCGCTGAGCGCGCACGTGGATTACCCCAGGCTGCGAGAGAGCTTCAAGGGCCAGTTCAAGGCCCGCATGGCATCAGTGATGAAGCCGGCCGGCGATGAGCGCAACCCGTTCGCGGCGCTGGGCGCAGCGCTTGGGATGGCCATGGCGGACCAGATGGTCGACGCCCTCGTCCGGCCTGAGGCGCTGGCCAAGGCCTTCGCGAACGCGAAGCTACAGCCACCGGGCGCGCCGGCCAGCACAGCAGGCGCAGACGGCCCAGCGCGCGGGGTCAGCTGGAGGCTTGAGCGGAAAGGCGTCGACCGTGTAGTGATCTACGGCGAAGAGTCGGGCCAGGTTTCCACTGCGCCCCGGCTTGGCTTCGTGCTTGACCGGGGCGGCTTCGCGGACTGGAAGCTGACCGAGGTCAGGCTGCCGCAGGAGTAGCGGCGCAGCCTGGCGCGAAGCTGGGCGCCAGGCGGGCCCGGTCAGTACCGCTTGTAGAAGCTGACCACTTCGGCCGGAACGCGGTCCCCTGCGCCCTTGCTGCCAGCTTCCAACAGGTGCGCCACCACCGTTTGGCCGAAGGTGGCCGCCGTGAGCCGGCCAGATGCGCCAATGGTCATCTCGTGGCCGGTGTTGTAGGTGCCTGCAGCCACTGCCCAGAGAAAGCGCTGCCCGGGCTCGAGGACGTACGCCTGCGCTGCATCGCCGCCCGCAAAGGAGTAGGACTGATAGCGGTCCATGTCCGGGCCATTGATGCCGGTGAAGTTGGCGCCGAAGTAGTCGCGAAAGCCAAGCAGGCACACCCTCCCAGACACGCTCTCGGCCTGGAAGAAAGCGAAGTCGCGCGCGACAACTGCCGTTGCGGGCAGCATTGATGAGGCGACGGGGAGCTTCACGATGAGCGGCCTGCGCGGGCCGCCGATGTAGACGTTGTTCGGCACGGTGCCCGCCCTACGCCCTCGGGGCGTTCATGTCGTACCCGGCGAACTCGTTGACGGCCTGGGCGTTCAGCTGCTGCAGGCGCACCTGGCCCAGCTTCAGCAGATCGGCACGCGTGACGCCGGCCGGGGCCTTACCGTTCGCGATGACTGCATCGGCGAGGCGCTCCATTTCCGCGCCCAGCGCCAGCAGGCCCTGCATGCCCGCGCCCAGGCCTGTGCCACCGGTGCGGCTGTCGATGGCTGCGCGGCTGGCGGCGTTGGCTTGCGGTGCCGCGCTCGATGCGGGTTGCCGCATGTGCTGCAGCAGGCCCTGAAGCGCTTCCTTGCCCAAGGCCTTGAGCGTGTCGATGCTGGCGCCGCGGACAACGGCGGCGAACTCGCTGGCAAGCCTGGTCAGATCGGCCTCGGCCTGCGGGTCGCTGGAAGGTGTGACGTTGAAGTGAATGGAGGGCATGGCGGTCTCGATGGTGGGCGTGGTGCGAGGGATGCTAGGAAGCTGAGAGGTGCGACCGCGTTGAAGCCACAGCCCGGGCAGGCAGCGCTTTTTATAGGCGAAAGTTTCAGCCGCGCCCCATACCGGCATGGGGGCACTTGGCGGGGGAATGGCTACGCCGGTCGAGCGAGACCGCTAGGGCTGGCGCGGCCTGCCGGCCTTCGTGCCGCCGCTCACCCCGCAGCCGATCGAGGCGCCAGCGCCAAGGCCAGGCTTCGGCGCGCGGTTTCCGCTGCTGCTGCGGCCCGCGCTGCAAGGCCCAGGGCGCTGGCCAACCCAGAGCGCCCGCGCTGAACGTGTCCCGCTGGTCCCGCTACACCTTCAGCCGCGGGTCCGGTGTCTGCGGCGTCGCGTTCACCGGCCAGGTCGTTGCGCGCGTCGGCTGCGCAGTTGTGCGCGGAAACGATGCGCGCCGTGTGCCCGCCCTGCTGGCCGGCGCCCTGCGCCCTTGTGGCGGCCCCGGACTCTGCCTCCTTCCCTAAACCTTCCCCATCGTCGACGGTGGTCTCATCGACGGCGCCAGCATCAGCGCGTGCAGCGGTGCGCTCCAGGTGCTCGCGAAGCGTGGAGTCGGAGATGCCGAACTCGCGGGCCAGGGCCCGGCGTGACTCGGCAGCGGCGCGACGCTCGACCTCGGCCCACTGCGCAGGGCTCAGCTTTGAATTTCGACCCATGTGTTTCCCCTCCCTATGTGTCCCCAAGGTCTTCGCCGTCCCAGGCCCTGACCTTTTTTCCGCGCGTCTTGGCCGCGCGCACGGGCCGAGGCGGCCGCTGCCGTGCCCGGCGGGCTTGCTCCTGCTCCTCGCGCTCTGCGTTCCACCGGTGCGAGGGGTAGCGCGTGCCGACAGCGCGGACCAGGCCGAAGCTGCGCTCTGTGCCTTCGCGCGCGACGGGCGCCGGCTCGAAGGGTTGCGGGCTGGCCGGCGGCGGTGCAGAGCGCTCCTCGAAGCCTGCAGCGTCGCCGAAGCGCCCGTTCTTGCGGAGCGCAGTTGCCGCGCTCGTGGCCATCGCCCAGATGGATGCGGGCACACCGCGCGCAGACGGCGGAACGCTGGTTTCGACGGCGGGAACAATGAAGCGCACCGGCCGCAGGATCGGGTCTTGATCCTGCTCGGTCTCGACGTCGTCAGCCATCCTGGCAGAAACGGCGGAAACTGACAGGGCTTCGGTGCTGGGTTGCTCGGGCGCCGGCATCAGCACTACTCCTGCCCCGGCTTCCTCGGCCGTGCTGCGGCGAGGATCTCTGCGCGGATAAGCGGCTCGGCCTCCTGCGCGCCCTTGAGCAGGAACTCGGGGGAGCGCCTCCCCGGGCCCCAGAAAACGCCATGCTCCTTGCCGTTGCGCTTAGGCCGCGGCAGGCCGGCCAGCTTGCCCGATGCCTCGTGCACCGCCTTGGCGTATTCAGCGAGATAGCCGATGGTGGCCACCAGCTTCGAGCCTTGCCTCTCGATGCGCACGAACTGCGAATTGATGAGCGTGCTGGTGTCGACGGGGGTCTTCGCGGCCGCGTGGCTGCCGACAACCACCGCGCCCCGCAGCAGGGCCGCGCCGAGCCGGCGCTCGGTGGCGGACAGCACCTCAGGAAGCCGGTTGGTGATCGTCGGCTTCTTCATGTCCGGCCTGCGGCTCGG